CCGCTACCAGAGGACACCTTCGTGCCTTGTTTCTTGTAGCCTTTCCAGCAACTCTTGTCTAAACGTTGTTTCATCAGAACTTATAAGTAACACCAGCCTTGACACCGGAACCGAACTCTTCACCAGTCAGGAAAGAGTACTCACCATAGACATTCAGAACTTCTGTAATGTCATAGCTAACACCAGCTTTACCTGAGAACTCAACCTCTTCTTGTCCACCATCAGGGGAGACAAGAGCGGGACCAGCTTGGAGATACCAAGCACCATCTTCACCAACCTCTCCTTCATATCCACCATGGGATTCAATAACAGTCAGTTGATAATCGTTACCTGACCAGGAAGTATTAGATTCAATGTTGGCATAAGGACCAGCCATTACGGGACTTGTGATCAAGCCGGTGGCGGCAGTAAGAGCAATAAAAGATTTCATGATTAGTAGTTAGTAGTTAATGTTAGATCGGTCTAGTTTTTCGAACACATCTTGACGGTAAGCGGGGTCACGGTCATAACGTGGATCGGACATGGCTTCGACAACTTCAGCTTGACTACGGAAGACATCTGCTTTATCAACAGCGCCTTTACCAGTCAACATGTCGCCTTCGAATCCATTGTTCTCAGCGTAGGCAGCCTGTAAGCCAGCAAGTGCCATGCGTACAGACAAAGTGTCACCTTTATCAACTAAGTTGTTATAGGAAGTGACGTACTCTTCAGGTAGTGAGTCCTGTGCCCACGCCATGAGATTACTATAAGCTTCAGGTCCACCTACATCATTTTGAATTGTTGCTACATCTGTGTCACTAAAATCTGATGTAGGTTCTACAGAGTTCTGTGAATTAAGGTAAGCAGCAATTAGTTCTTCGCTTGGCATCTCACTAAGCTCATTAATAGTCTCTTCAGATAGAGAACCATTCTGTGACCACTCTTCTGATGCTGCTAGGATACGTTCTTGTGCAGGACTTACTTCTTCTTCGTCGTCCCCTTCGTCCCCTTCTTGCAACTCCCCTTCATCTTCGACAGGTTCTTCTTCATTGTTAGATCCTAATTTTTTTTGTAATTCAATGTAAGCTTGTTCCAATGCTTCTGCATCTTCAAACTTACCAGCGAGTAGCTGCTGTTCTTCTGCAGCTTGTGCCTCACCAATGGCAATAGCTTCTAGCTCTGCCTCATTAAACTCAGGTTGATCCGCTGATGAGGGATCATACGTCAGTGTTGCCATGTATTGTTACGGTGGTTAGGTTTCCAAGCCCTACTTTGGTCACGTAGTTAGGTGAGCGACCAAGTGTAGGAGTACCAACCTTTTGTTTAGGTTCGTACTTATTTGGTTTAGGTTCTTCAACCTTGAGTACAGGTTTATCGGTAGGTGGTTGCACCACTTCCTTTACAGTTCGTTCTGCTTCAGGTTTTGTGGGTTTCTTCCTACTCCTGCGGCGGGGCGGCGCCTTCTTCTCCTGCTCCTCCATTCATCATCTCCATTGCTTGTGGGTTTTTACTTGGATCCATCATCGGAGCACTAGCCAATTGACCAGCTTGCTTCGTGAGTTCCATCTGTTGTGCTTGTGCTTGCTGTTGTTGCATAGATGCTTGTTGTTCTTGCATACTCTTGACGAGATTAAGAACATCAATACCTTGTGCAGTAGCAAGACGCTTGATGTATTCATCAGGGTTGATGTACTTCATTAGTACTTCAGGTCCCATAGTTTGAGACACAGTAGTAATGAATTGAATCAATGATTCCCTATCTTGTCCACGACCCAATGCATTGACACCAGCCACGATGGTTGGTGAGACAATACCTTTAGGTAGACGTGGTAACTGACCACTGCGTTGTAGTACCATCAAGGTACGATCAAGATAAGGTTTAAGGAACTCTACAGTCAGCAGTGAGAACATCCCACCAAGCTGCTGTTCAAGTTCTAGTTGTGTTAGTCGTACTTCTTCAGCAGTAGTACGTTCAGACTGACGGACGTTTAACACCATGAACGCATCTTGGATACGTTGACTGAGTGTTTGTACCATCTCATATGCAGTACGGAAGTCTGCAGTCTTACCAACCTGGACAACTTGCACATCATCAGGTCGTCCCTGAATGATAGCACCGTTGCCTGCAGCGGCTAGAGTCTGTGGTTTAGTTGTGCTTGATGGTGATACAAGGAAGACAACCTTAGCGGCTGCTGCAGAGCCTTCTACGAGTGCCTGAGAGAGTGCTTCGAGTGACTTAAGATCACCAAGAAACTCTTCTACTCTTCCTCTACCATATGGTTCACCATCAAAAGTATTGAATCTGAGGACGAGCCATGGACTGGAATTCTTTGGTGCTGTACTCTTAGTACCTTGAATAATAGAATCATCTACCTCTTGGTGCCAGGTCCAACGACCATTGTCCTTATCCATTCGGACGTATGTGTACACTTCTGCGTCTTCTTCATTAGCACCTGTTCGTGCGTTCAACCCACCGCCAGCACTGACTTCGTTGGGTTTCTTCTCTGAGACACGACCAGTTAGGAGCTTCCTACTAATCAGTTCTTTAGTAACGATCTCAATTACATTACCATTACCGTCACGTTCTACAACGTAGCGATTCAATGGGAAGTTCTTAAGACCATCCTTACCCATAAAGACAAGGGCATTACCAGAGACCACGAGATTTTTAATAGCTTGATGGACAATCACACGATCATTGGAAGCATTGATTGATTCCATTACCATGCGCTCCATCTTACTGAAGCTTAGGTCAAGTTCACTACGGATTTGTGGGTCCAGTTCTTCACCTAGCTTGTCGTCTCTTACCTGTAGTTTAAAGAAGCTAGTCTGTGGCGGTAGCAAAGCAAGCATAAGTTTACTTGCTAAGGTGGTCACAGACTTGGATCCGACCGACTGCCAAGGTGTCCTTAAGGGACGGTTAGTAGCAGTGTCGCCTTCATTAACTAACAGGTACGGGAGTGTCAACTTAGC